GTTAAGCTGTAAGGTAAATAGAGAAAAAATAAAACTCTAAGTGTTAAGCGCTAATTTCCTAAGTTTAACGTCTAGTGGAAAATAGTAAGTACATAGCAAATCATTAGTTCTAAACTATGCATTCAAGCATTATTTATCGCATAACTGCGGATATTTAACCCATATTCTAGGAAACAATTTTAACGAGTTAAGTTCGTCTCGTTGCTACACTTATTTACGCCGTGTGCCCGGCGGGTATTTTAACGTCGCCACCCGGACGTTTCGGATACTATTACAGCAATAAAGCGCCTACACCATTTAAGACCTTGGATACGTGGGGCATGATGTTGGTAAGAGTGCTAACTACAGAGCCGGCCCCTCTAACAATATTTTGGAGTGTTTTCTTGTGCGTCGGATTTTCCATTGCGCGATTATATTGTGCTAAAGCTGATAATATTCCTCCCATGATTGCATCAGATCCTATTTGAGAATCTGTGGCCACAACCGTGGATGTAGTGGAGTACTCAAAATTTGTGATTACACGAAGGTAACCTATCAAAGTTTGACCAGTGCTTCCCGAAGGAGGAGTATAATTTCCACTTACTACTATGAATGGATAATTATATTCTAAAGATGCGCTATAAGATCTCATTTGCAAATCTAGTAGCATCTCAGGTGAATAGTATGTATAAGAGCCTTGAGCCAAATTTCCTTGGTAGAACCGTTTCACTAAGTTCTGAGAACAGAGACTTTGAAAACTAGTGAATTCATATCCTTGAGGACTAAATACTATTGACTGTCGATCACCCGGCAATAATGCTGTAGCAATATTGCCTCCACGATTAATCTCTGGTAATGTGCAACAAAAATGAACTTTCATTCCAGAGGGTCTGATTCGCTCTACTAATGGATTCGAGCTTACCGGGGTGGCATCTAGCACTGTTGAAGTTAAATCCCAATTTAACTGCAGTAAATTTCCGACAAGGTTTGTCGCGCCGACATCTTCATATACTACTGAGTACAGAACCCTCTTTGTGGGAGTTGGAGGTTGAGTAATATAAGTCGAGGCTGCAAACAAAGCACTTATCGCGTTAGTTATGGAAGCTCCCATGCCTGTTGGAGCTCCCATCATGCCTTTGGCATATTTGAAATACTTGCCTGTGTTTATGACGAGAGAGGGGTGACCTATCCCTGTAGTGGATGCAGTTAAAGATATGCGCATTGAATCAGCAGCAAAATTGGCATAATTTGGCGCGACAGGGGAAATAAGGTCCACTTCCCATGCGCAAAGCGCAAACCGCGTTATGACAGCGTTGATATTGAGATAATTTGCATTATAATTAGTTGCTTCCATCCATTTACCATAATCAGAGGTATAGGAAACGAAATTCGAGAGCATGTTCGAATAATACGTTCCATTAGGTATTGCAAAAAGTCCGAAAGTAGGTGTAAAACCTAAATCCGGTGAATAAACTCCTGCAGGGTAATGTTCAAATCCAGTGTTATTTGTGCCAGTTTGTCCATCAACTATAGGACTCTCATTTACAAGGTTCACGATATCTACGCCGTATGCTAAGCTCCAGCTATTCTGCACCAAGGTCGGTGCTAACAGCGTGTTTAGATTCGGATCATATTTAACGGGCATTCCATTTGAAGTGTTGATGAAGGCTGCATTACTACTGAAGTTGGTATCACCTGAAGTGTTATTCCAAATTCCTAACTTGTAAGTACGTGGCACAATTGGTGCTCCCAACGTCGGTTGGGCTACAATTGTGAAGCGACCACCACTTACCGATGAATCTGCATAGATTGGAAATTCTACTTTAGAAGTATAAAGAGCCGTCTGATCAGTTACACCATCCACTAGGCGCGAGTTGCCACTATCAGGATCCAGGATGTTGCAGATATTCTCCGCGACCGCCTGTTCTAATGTGCGACTATTTTGCGCTGATAGTTCCTTCACTAAATCATTCCGTTTTACTCCTTTATACTTATCGTATAATTGCTTCAATTCTTGCTGAGACATTTTACTCTTGTTAATAGACTAATCAATTTTTCAAGAGCCTAGACGATACCAGTAGTTTAACGTCCCCCGGTATCGAGACGTTTGGTGAACTAACACTTACACGGTCAATAAAATCTCCACTACTAAGTCACGACTACAATCAAGCGTAGTCCTTAGCAAGGAGTGTTTTAATGAGCGCTGCCGTCATGTTAGTCACCAGTTTTCCGTTGGTCCAGCCAAGTTCAAAGGTAACATCAGAACTGTACCTGGCTGTTAACACCGATGTGTCTACCACATATTGACCATCTGAAGGAGCTTGCACCTGGTAGCGATGTATTGGATTCGCGCGCGCATTAGGCTCTCTATCTAGACGTTTATACTCTAGGGTGGCATAAAAATCCTCTAAAAAATCAGGATGAGGAAATGTCTTTATGGAATAGAACATATCTGTGTTGAAAAATTCGCTCGCTCGAGCGAAACCTACACCTGGATAGAGCTGTGTAGGGCATGAGAAGGTCTTGGCATATTTCACGTATCGGCCCAGGCTGGGCATCCAACAGAAATCCGATGTAGTCCATCCCCTGACGTGAGCACTGGGAACAAAGAATCCTCTTAGGAAAC